CATGGTCAGTCCGGGCGCCGGAATGAACATGTTCCTGCCAGGTGACATTGATGTCAACGCCGAGTTTGTAGGTGCGCAGCTGTTGGATGTTACCAACAGATCTGCTCCTGTCTGGCGTGAAGTTAAGGGTACCGTCAAGTACAAGAAGACCAAAGTTGCAGACAAACTGATGCTGACATACGTGCTACCCGAAGGGAATGCGTACGGCATGTGCGGCTCGATCTTGGTTGCGCCGACGACCTCCGGCGGATGGCTGGTGCTTGGCGGGCACTCAGCGGGCATGCCGGGATTGAGCCTGGCGGAACCACTCACGCGTTCGATGGTTGAGTCTGTGGGAGCATCGTTGTACGTGACCGGAGGAGTCCGCAGGGCTACTGATGTTGTCGCGTTCCAGAGCGGCTTGTTGAGGGAACCTGGCCAGATGGGGCCCGGTAGTGATCTTGAGGTCGTTGAGACCTACGCTCGCACGCACGTCAACAGTGCGGTCAAGGCCGGTGCGAAGGTGTTGATGGTCGGTACGATCAAGGGTTTTAGAGCGCGCAAGTTTGCGAGCGACGTCCTCGATTCGCCCTTCAAAGACTCTGTCGTTATGTTTGCGAAGGATCAGGGCGTGGTGACGAATTACGTTAACCCTTCCAAGCTTATTGAGAGGAGAGATGGCGAAGACATTACATCACCCTTCACGCAGGTACTCACTCGTCGCAAGAATGTTAGAGGCGATCAAAAAGCACTGGACTGGGCCGTTGAGGACTACCTCGGACCGATCGAGGCGATGTTGAGGGAGCAGAAGCCGTACGTCAAGTTTACGTATGCTGAAGCCTTCTCCGGCACCGGGGAGTTGACCAAGACGAATTTGGCGACGTCCACGGGACCACCCTATAACAGCAAGAAGAGCAGCTATCTTGAGAAGCAAGACAATGGCGACTGGAAGATAGAGCCTAACCTGGCGCGAGACATGGAGTTGGTTTCTGAGTGCCTAGACAGGGGAGAGATCCCTGGCGTCGTCATCAATGATTGTGTCAAAGCCGAAGCTATTTCTTCCACCAAAGCAGCGGAGTGTAGACAACGAATTTTGGAGGTGGGCCCGACCATCCACTCCACTAAGCTTAAGAGACTGCTCGGTTGGCTTGCCGGGTCGATCAAGAGCAATAAGGCGTTGTATGAGATGTCCATCGGCATGAACGTCTACGGCTTAGATGCAGAGCGTCTGTATGACCGCATGCGTGATGGGCGATGCTTTGACGGAGATCTAGAAATGCAGGACGGGTGCACATCAACGCAATACATGGACGCCATCACGCAGATACTGATGAGGTTGTGTGAGGCGGCCGGGATGCCGGATGATGACCAAGAGGAATTGCGGCTGCTGCTTTTGTCGTTCGGCGATCGCTTGGTGTGCATTCTCGGGGATGTCTTTATCGTCAACGGGGGTAACCCGAGCGGTTGGTACGGGACTGCGGTGGCTGCTAGCTTGGTGACTATTTTACTTCTGCGGTGCACTTTCTACTTGGCCCACATGGGCGTGTACAGCGTCCCACCTCTGACTAGCTACAGAGCGGAGGTCGCCACCGAGGTGCAAGGTGATGACAACATCAATTGCGTTGCGTACGGGTCCACACGCGCTTGGTTCAGCGGTGTAGAGGTCACGCGAGTGGCGCCGTTGTATGGTCATAAATACACTAGTGCCGACAAAGGGAAGGACGCCGTTGAGTGGAAAGATGTGTCAGAGATCTCCTACCTCAAACGATGCTTCTCACGAGTGAAAGGGCAGGTGGTCATGCCGTTGGAGTTGAAGAGTATAGCCAAACAGCTGATGTTTTATAAGAAACCGGCTGCAGGCAGTGCGGACGCTCAGCTGGCAGTGAATCTCACCAATGCCTCTAGAGAACTCAGTTTACACGGGCCCGTCGTCTATGAGAAGTGGATGGAGATTATCCGCTCAGCCGCCGCTCACGGGGAGATTGAGAAGTCGCGATTCTACGATGTTAGGCAATGGGAGGAGACGTTCGATGGCGTGTTGGCGGGCACCTTGGACGGGCTTGGCGTGGAAACCGTCGATATCTCCGGTGTGGTTTACCAAAGCGCCATGGACGCCGCCCCTAACCTGACGGTGTCGGCGTCAGATGCCACGCAGAGTGTGGAAGTTGTCGGGCCGCCGGTGTCGATGATCAGAGACGCGACGCACTCGGCAGGTGACTCAGCTCAGCACCGGGCTGTTAAGGTGAAGACGCAGGCATTGACAGTGGCGGATGTGACAGGCACTGTTCTCACGAACTTTGAGCTCATCGATACGTTGCTTGCGAACACCCAGTTGGCTGACATATTCGACAAGTACTGGAGCTTCAATTTTGAGTCTATTACTCTACGCGTGCAGCACAACTCGTCCGGTAGCATGTATGGGAGATACGTTGTGTGTGTTGTCCCTGAGGCCAGTATGACGAGTATGGTCGTCGCTGATACGATACGCGTTGAGAATTGCACGCATGCGAGTTACCACTACATGTTCAACCCAGCGAACAATGAAGACTTCGAATTCACTATTCCGTGGTTTGGGATGCTTGACTCGCGCCTGTGTGCTTCCGACACACATGCACCTAGGTGGCGGGTGTCGATTATATGCGTTTGCCCGTTGACCGATGCGGTGAATTCGGCCGGTGCCTCGACCAGTACCCTATCTCTCGTGGCGAACTTCAACAAGGTGAACTTCGGAAGCCCCGTTTACCAAGGACCCAAGAAGAACACAATCAAGATCAGTGCGGTGGCTGAGACGGTAGGTGCTGTTGGTACGATGATGGCGGCCGTTGTGCCAGGCATGCAGCCTTTCTTGCCCGTTGCCATGGGCTTGGCCGCCGCCGGTAAGGCGCTGGCTGAGATGGGGCACACGCGGCATAGGGCGCCTTCGATGGCTAGCCCGATGATGAAAACGGCTGTGACCGGTTTGGGGCCTGTCGACGGTCAAGATAGAGGCATCGTGTGTGACTGGGTTCAAGCGGCCCAGGTGACTACTGCGCCGGATTTCTCGGGTTGTGCCGCGTCAGAGGATGAAATGTCGTTTAAGTTCCTTGCCGAGAAGAAACACATAGTGGCGATTAAATCAATGGCACCTGCTAACTTGACGGGCTACGTGCTTGCCAGCGTGGCTGTCACGCCTTATGCGGCGATTTCTATAGCCGCGACAGCTGGATACTGTTACCACCCGTTGGCTCACGCGACGATGATGTGTGCTTATTGGCGCTCGACCATGTACTACGACGTTTGCTTCTCGTGCAACGCTTTGCAAAGTGGCACTGTCTTCGCGTTCTGGAGTCCCGCCAGCAAGACTGAGGGCACGACGATCAGTACGGACTTCATTAGTGGGGCTGCTGGTTGTATAATCGAGATTGACCCAGCTAAGAGGTACAGGATCAAGATACCGTGGTTCGCTAGGAATCAATCATGCAGAGTTAAAGGAGGCACGGTCAACAGCACCAGAGGTACGGCCGACGTCAACGGGTACGTCATCTTTGTTGTGATGAACCCGGTCTCAGCGCCGTATGTCGCCAGTGTGCAAATGGTGATTGAGATGTCCGTCGGGGACGATTTCCAGGTGGGCGGCAGCCGTCCTTACACTAATAACAACAACTCTACCTTGTTGGAGCAGGGTTTAGTCGTCCAGGGGACTATCACGCAGACCGGCGAGGAGACAGAGGAGTGCACCATCGGGCATGAGGGCTCACCCGTGAATTTGGACGGCACCACACTGAGTTGCACGCTGTCTAGTGTCAAAGCCCTCTGCCAGCGCTACTGCCACTACCCTGGGTACTCGGTTAATGGTCAGTTCTGCATAGACGTTTCTGGTACTCCAGCTGCAACCGACTACAAGACGACGTTGTCCATGCCATTCTACCCCACCCCCCCGACAGATAGTCTTGCAGGTAAGTATTACCATGGGCAGTATCCGAGTCAAATTACGCGCAGCGGAGCGCCGTCTGTTATTACCATGTCGACTGGTATTGGGTTTACGATGATAGGGTGGCTCGGCCCAATGTACACTGGTGTACGCGGCGGGATGTCGCACAAGGTGATTATTGCACCGCGCATCGGCAGCACCGCAGGCCAGACGGTCAGGTCCCTGCAATTGATCGACAGAGATGGTTTTGCCGTGGTTAACGAAGACATCACCATGAACCAGGGCTTTCCCACTTACCCACTGAATCTTCACGGGGCTATGGTTTGGCCCCAAGGCAGCGAAGCCCAAAGCTTCGACTTCGTTATGCCTTACAATTCCGTGGAAAGGTTCTACCCGATAAACACCGTGTACTATGAGGCGTCGACGGAGTCGCGAAATCTGACCGTGTCAGCGGAGAGTTGCGGTGATTTCACGATGTACATGTTGTCGGCAGGCGCAGCAGACTTTTCGCTCGCGGGCTTTAGGTTCTCGCCTATTGTGGACAATACGACGATCTGACGGTGTCTACGGGTGCAGTTGCACCCACGTCTCCCGCGCAATGAGCCCTCTGTGGTGATCTCGAACACGAGTTATAGTGTAAACCAGGACAAGGTTATAATTTGTCCCCTAGGCGACCGGGTAAGTGTTAAGATGGCGACATCTTTAGGTCGCACTTTCTTACCACGGCGTAGTGCGTGTTTGTGTTTCAAG